CTTAGCCTTTCCGTACTCGCCGCTATGTCCCACACGGACGCAGTGAAAGGAGGATCGTGGCCACGCGAGTTGTAGTCCTCTGGTGAGTGTTCCACTTGATCCTACCGTCCAGACTTCATCTGGAGATACATCCATGCTACGAGCAACCCGAATGATGGAAGCGATAACAGTAGGATGGTCAAAGCCAATAGGAAGCAATCTGCGGCGTGTTGGATCTTCTGCAACATAATCTCTTGCCCTTTTCTCGGTCACACTAAGCATCCCGTTTGGGATCCAGTGCATTATAGCACCTGCTTCGATTGCTTGCAACTGATAAGCGTGTCTTTTTTCGACAGCACGATCTGCCATGAAGATCACTGCCTTCTTGTCATACCTGCCACACAGATGTGCAAGTGAGATCTGAGCATAACCAGTGGCAGGTGAACTGCCATACACCCACTCATCAATCTCAGGCTGTGACTGGATCAGGTAGTCGGCGAATCGCATCTTCGACCCACCACCAACGAGATCGTCACGGACAACGAGGAACCCCTCATGCTCCTCTACAACGGGAGCAGGGAGGGAGTCTGTCCAATCACCGATCATCTCTAAGTAGTCTTCTGCTGTCTGTGTGAATAAGTTCATACTATCTTCAACTTACTAAAGTTATTCTTCTTATCAAATACCATCATGTTATTAAATTTATCTGCTAACTGATCCGCCTTGTGGCTAATAATATAAACATTACATCGGGATCCTAAGTTATGAAGTAGTTTCATAAACTCGTCTGTACCCCCTGAATCCAAAGACGAATCGAACACCTCGTCAAGAATTAGTAAGTTAGTGTTAGCACTGTTCTTCAACCTAGCAATTTCTCGCCATGTTAGTAGTATTGCTAAGTCGATCCTAAGTTTTTCACCTTCACTGAAACTCATATAACTAAAATCATCTCGGTGCCTTGACTTGATAGTTTCATTGAAGTTTTCATCTAGATTGAACTGGGCAAAGAAATCCATAACAGTTAGATACTTGTTAATGAGTTTGTTCATGGTTGGGAGGTAGTGTCGGATGATCTTAGATTTGATCCCACTGTCCTTTAATAGTGCCATAGCATACTCGGCGAGAACCTTTTCCTCTTTTAGTTCTTGATGCTTCTCTACTTGTTCCTTGCCTTCCTTCGCAAGATTCTTAAGGATGTCCTTCTCTTTGAGGTTCTCTTTATCGATGGACATGAGCCTACTATACTCTTTCTGGTTCTTCGTGATGTAACTCTGGTTGGCTCGGATCGTCGTGTTGTGGTTACTAATTTCCTTTTCTTTCTCGCGGATTCGGCCGAGTGTTTCCGTGTACTCATCTAACTTCTTCTCCACAGCATCAATGCTTGTTTCATGTTCAACTCGAATTTTATTCTTCTCGTCCTGCTCCTCTGTAATCAACGAACAAATTTTATCCTTATGATCATCGGCGATTGGCTGACGACAAGTCGAGCAGTTGTCATTCTCGGTGTAGAATTTCATCTCTTTTTCTAGACGATTTAACATCTGCTCTGTCTGGTTCAACTTCTTTGTCAGTTCCTTGAATGTCTTTTTAGTTTCATCCTGTTCACTCAGACCGAGCAACAGGCTGTCAACCTCTACTTGTAGAACCTCAATCTTAGATTCAAGTTCTTTGATGTTGTCTTCTGTGTTCTTGATGTCGGTCATGATCACTTCGAGGTTGTCTTCGTTTTGTTTCTGTAGCGTCTCGATCATTTTCTTGTGAACAGAAACCTTCTCCACAATCACTTCGATCTTTTGATCTATAATGCCAATACTTTCCTTCACTTCAGAATATTTACTTTTCATAAGTGTATTCATTGTGGAGAAAATCTGGATATCTAGAATGTCCTCGATCACTTCTCTGCGGTCTGCGGCAGGTAACTGCATGAAAGGAACGAATGATGAACTACCAAGAATCACCACCTGAGTAAATGACTTGTAGTTCATCTTCAGGATTTGCTCCTCAAGCATTCGCTGATAGTCTTTCGCCTTGGCATCCTGATGTAGCATTACATCGTTCTTGTAGATCTCAAAGATCTTTGGTGCCAGACCACGACGAACCTTGTAGTCATCTTTACCAATCGAGAACTCGACCTCAACCACGCAATGCTTCTGGTTGATGCTGTTGACCAACTGAGGAATGTTTACCTTACGAAACGGCTTACCAAACAGACCGAATGTAATAGAATCAAGCAGGGCAAAAGACTTACCCTGACCGTTCGATCCTGACACTAGAACCATAGAATATTTGTCGAGATATATTTCTGTGAAATAGTTTCCGAAAGAACCGAAGTTCTTAAATCGGACAGTTTTAAATTCAATCATACAGACAACGACTCCATATACAAATCACGAATCATCAGTTTTAATTTTGTCTTCTGCTCTTGGTTCAGTTCCTTCATATCTTCAACCTCATTCGATATGATTGAAACAGTATCCAAAGACAGATCAACGTCCTCTTCAATTTCATCTTCGCCACCGAAGTCTTCGACTACCGTAACATTAGACACTGGTACATCATATAGATTATCAAGGAACCTGTCAAACAAATATGGTTTAGTTTTATTGTCAACGAACAACTTGACATAGGCGTTTTTGTATTCGCCGAATGGGAACTTGCTGATGTCAAAGTCTTGGCTGTCGTCGTATGAGATCTTAAAGAACTTCTTTCGTGGGTTCTCCACAAACTCCAAGTCTCTCGTCTCTGTGTCAAAGACATGAAAGCCTTTTCTGTCGTTGAGATCACTGAAGGTAATCTGATATTGAGTACCAAGATATGTAACATTGTTCTGGACGCTACGGCTGTGGAAGTGTCCAGACAGAACCATATCGAACCTTCGCAAAGGTTCATCCGACATACCACCATCAAAAGGCAGTCCTCGCATCACCTCATACCCATTCAGTTCAAAGTGACCACAGATGATGTTGCTCTTTGTATTCTTTAGATACTCTAAAGTCTTCTCACGATTCTCGCTGTTTACCCACGGAACCATACCAACTTTTACGCCATCAAATTCTAGATCAATCGGCTGTTGGTAGATAAAGAAGTTTGAATAACGATCACCGAACAACTCGTTAACCGAGTTAAGATCATTGGTATTCTTATAGAACGTATCATGATTGCCTAGAATACAATGAACGACGATGCCTTCACGAAGCAGTGGCTCCATGAACTCACTACGAACAGTATTCAGTGTATTGAAGTTGACAAACTTTCGTCTGTCCATAAGATCACCTAGATGAAGAACAGTATTAATGTTGTTCTCCTTCAGATACGGAAAGAACTGTTCACGAAAAAAGTCCGTGAAGTATTCTAGAAAGATTTGACTATCTGATCTTGCGCCCCAATGAGTATCATTTATTATTGCTATCTTCATTTACATCCTCAAAACATGAAGTCAAGCCGGCTTGATTTTTCTTCTTACTCTTTTTAGGCTCAAACTTCTTCAAGTCATTATCATTTAACTGAAAGAACTCTTTCATTGCATCATTTGGATTCTTATCAAAGTAATTCTCCTTGAACCACTTGTGGATATGACCAGCGTGATCACCTTCTTCAATCATCTTGAACTTAACGTATGACTGCTTCTTTTCTTTCTCGATACGTCTGAGAAAGGCATAGTAAATAATTTGAGTGAAATATGAGAAAGGATTCTTCGACTTCTCGGGATTGAAATTGTGTGCATATAGAATACAATTCTCAATCGCATCGCCGATCATTTCATCGACGAAGGAGTAGTTCATGAAGTTAGGCTTCATCGCAAGATTGGTTGCGATCTTGATAAAGCACTCACCGATATACTCTGTAATGGGAGGTTTGGGATCTCCGTTACTTTCGGCAAGGACTACTTTCTCTTTCCATTCGGACATCTTCTCGAAAAACAATTTGTTATCGATATAATGATTTGTGCTTTTCTTCTTAACCATGTGAATCACTTCCTTTTGTCATAATATACCCTCTAAAAAATTATTGTCAAGTTTTTCCTTGACAGTTTTCCAAACCCCCATATAATTCGACTTGTCGAGAGGAAAAGGGATACCTCCGGATACCGGATACAGTTAGGTTGGTATCCATCGTTCCCAGACACGAAGCAACTCTTCTTGTATTTCAGCCAACTGCATCTCTAGATGCTTTGGTTTTCTTGGTTTGTTTATCAGGGGCATGTTACATTCTTTGGGTTTGCGATTTCCCTTCTTTGAATTACAAGAAGCACAAGCAGTCGTTAGATTTGTCCAAGAAGAATCGCCTCCTCTTGATCTAGGCATAACGTGATCAATGGTGAGTGTCTTTTTGTTCTTAGATTTTAAACCACAATACTGGCAAGTCCAGTCATCCCTCTTGAAAATATTTCTTCTTGTAGGTAGGTGTGATTGATGTGGTGTCATAACATATCGAATCAACATGAGAGCCGCAGGAAGCGGATATGTTCCCTTCGATGTTTTAATTTTATAAATCTTAGAAAAGAAATAAGGTTTTATTGCTTTCCCAGATTCTAAAAGGGCTACTGCTTTTTTCCAATCGATCACGTTTAATACTTCCTCAGAAGCGTTCAGGAGCAAGACTTCTCGATCCATGTGGTCTCCAAATTATTTGAGGTACTCGTCGATATCCGAACTCCAATCAGTCAGTCTATTGCCAAAGTCTGGATGATTCTTATCATCCCCTGTGTATTCCTCAGTAATCTTTTCTGAGTTCATATTATCAAATAAGAACTCAGACATCTGATCAGGCTTAATGATACCCTGATCTAACATCTTCTTTAACATCTCAGGTGGAATCATTAGAGTCATCACGATGAACTCTTGCATTTCATCCTCATCCAAATCATCCAGTCCATCTACACCATCAAGTTGATCTGCCAGTTCGTCGTACATCTTCTTCATGGCATCGTCAACGTTTTTGTTCACATCAAACAAATCACTCAAAGGATTCTTTGGTGGATGTGAATTTGGATTCTCTTCGTCATTGTAGTTGATTACATTTCTTTTCTTCTTAAGTTCTTCTTCCCTCTTCTTCTCTATGGTATAGAGTTTTTCTGTTTCCCCTGTGGGATTCAGAAAGGCAAGAATATTCTCCTGTTGAATTGTAATCTCATCACCATCAGCAAACGCGGTCCAACTCTGAAGCATGGTAACGTCTTTCTTCATGCCGCTCATCGGATCTATAACTGATTGTGTTCTGAATAAGAAGGGCTTCTGTAGAGTCAATCTCTTTCGATCTGACTTTACAATCTTTGCTATCACATCATCTCCATTTTTCAATCGGATGATTCTGCTCGTAATCTCATCAGTCATAATCATCTCCTTATATGAATTTTCGATATCTCATAATCAAACTTCTCACTAGTATATATTTTGATTCTCTCTCCAAGATGTCGGAAAGTATGATTTTCATATTTTCCTATGGTAAGATCATCTGAAAGATCAAACAACTTTACATTCTGTTTCCTATCTGATTTTCGTAGTCCTCTGCCGATACTCTGAAGAACTCTCACAACAGATTTAGAAGGGCTAGCGAAAACAATGTTATCAATATTCCTAATATTAATGCCAGTAGAGCAGGTTCCGTAAGACGCAACCAAAACCGAGTTAGTTTTCCTATCAACGATCTTGCGAATCTCTTCCCGTTGTATGACATCTGTTGCTCCGTGTATGAGGAAAGTCTCTTTATCTCCTTGACTAATCAATTCATACAACGGCTTACCGTGCTTCTCCACATAGTTGAAGAGGACTAGAGTATTACCCTTTAACCTGTTGGTTAGTTCGGCAATAAACTGGTTTCTCTTCTCATGAGTAACAATCCATTCTATTTCATCCTGATATTTTTTTCTCTTCATAAACTCCTTCTCGTCTTTGGTATACTGTAATGTAAGACAGTTGATATTCAAAGTCGATAGGAGTTTCTTATCCATTAGGTTCTTGGTTGTTGTAACCTGAAACACTCTACCAAAGAGTCCTTCGATTACAAGTTTGTGTGTCTGTGTTCCGTCGAGTGTGCCTGTAGTTCCTATTCGATAGTAGCAGTCATCTAGATTCGACATTAGAGTCGAGAGCGATTTGGCTTTAAATAAGTGGCATTCATCTCCAAACACACAACCGAATTTTGAAAAATATTCTTTTGGCATTTGGTATAAACTCTGCCAAGTTGAGATGACAATTCTCTTATCTGTTTCTTTCGACTGTCCACTGAACACTTGATGACAATTGGACATACAATCCCAGTCGTCGTTAGACGAATAGTCTTTGAAGTCTTCGAGCATCTGTGATACAAGACCTGTGGTTGGAACAATGATCAGCAACTTCTTATCTGGGGGCAGCAGTTCCATATAGTAACGCATCAGTGTATAGATGATCAGCGACTTCCCAGACGCAGTAGGAGACAGCAGGAGACATCTCTTGGTGTTTAGTGCGTGTTGGATAGCATTCACTTGATGTAAGTGTGGTTTAATTGCTTTATTATTTGCTACGATGGACAGGGAGTCAATAAAGTCCGTAACGTCGCTCTGAGAGAACTCTGAGGACGGTAGAGAGTCCTTCAGCGTTTCTTCTAACTGGATACTATAATTTCTATCCTTAGCGAACTGAATTACATAATCCAGTAAGCCTCGGTAGATAGTCTGCTTGTATAAGTTGAATAACTTGATAGTGCCGTCCCACTGCTTCTTTTTGTAAGCGGGACTGAACTCATGGTTTGGAACTTTGAACGTGAAGAAGTCGGATAACTCTTTTGCTATCCACCTCTCACAATCCAATTTCACATATACAGAATCTAAATGTAGAACAGAAATATCACTCATACACTATATGTATGAGTTATCCGCCGTTAGAAAATTTAGCCCAGTCGATTGCGGATCGAATATACCACTGTCGGTTGTTGATGATCTTTACTACCCCTTCGAGATACTTGACCTTTTCTTCCTGTAGGGCAAGACGATGAGACTGAATGATTAGTTCACGATCCGATTCGATAAACTGATCAGTATCAGCACGAAGAACATTGAGAGGAAATGGCTCCCAGTTCCTCTGCTTCAGTTCGTCATCTCCCATCTTACCAGTGTAGTATAGCCACTTATCTTTACGAAGTGTCTTATACTCTGCCTGCATCTTCTTAAACAACAACGTCTCATCCGTGAATAGGATAAGATACTTGTTATGAAGTTGGGGTGTTTTGATAGACTCGATATCCAGTTCGGTTCGATCCATCTCTAGGTCTTTGCTGACCATCTCACGAATATCATTCAAGTTCATAGTTTAGTGATTTTCAATCCAGTAAATTTAAATTCTGTATTTATAATTATAGGGTCTGGATCGGTGGTTGTCAAATCAAATCCGATTTCATCTAGCCTAACTGGAAATATGTCCTGATATTGAACCTCGATGTTGGGTCTACTCTTGTTGTCCATGACTATAAGAATGGCACTTGCTAGTGAATCTGCATCTCGAAGAGGCGGACTATCTTCAACAGGAACTTGACCTCTTATCCAGTTATAGATTTCCATGTAGTTGTTCATGTCTTCGTCAACAATGAAAGATAGATTCAATGAGCCATATGAAATTCTTCCGCCTGTATCGTAAACAGGCTGTGCATACAGGGTTTTAGTTTCTACGTTATCAACATCTATTGATGGGATATTTGCTTGTTGGATATAGAAGTTTACATTTGGGATTCTAGGAATCTCAAATTTGAAGCCATTGTTCTTCAGATAGTTTACTGAATCTGGTGCTTTACCTGACATAATATTCTCCCAATAAAGTATGTATACAAAAAAACACAGCCCCCCGTGAGGGAGGCTGTGCTTTATGCTACCTTAGAACTAGACTCAAGGGTTGAGTGCGACGTTCTGACCGTGGAGATTAAGAATCTCGAAGATACGGTAGTATTGGTTGACACCAGTGGTCTCGATGTTGTTGGTACTTGCAGTTCCAACGAAGGGGTTGGTGACCATTCCGTAGCGGGTCTTGAACCCGATACGGGGCTGGAAGGTATCCTCACCGACCGCACGGACCATCTGTAGTGGAACGTAGGGGCAGTAGAACATACCAGCATCGTAAGGCGAAGAACCTCTGTAACCGACACAGACGAAGTTACGAGTACCAGCGTAGGGATCGATGTAGACCTTCATCTTACCGTTAAGAACACCAGCGAAGGTGCTAGCAGTATCGTCAACGTTGAGGCTGACGTTTAGTGCTGGTGAGATGTTGAGGAATCCACCCATTGCGAGGGCTGAAGCAACGTCGGAAGAGACGATACAGAAGTTACCCTTACCGCGTCGAGTTTCCTTAGCGATTACGTTGGCTTCACGCTCTAACTGGAACATGAGACCACGGAAACGCTCTGCGGACCATCGACCGTCGGCATCGCGGTTGATGTCGTAGATACCACCAGTGACACCCTGACGAACGTGGGGTGTGACTAGGACACCATCAGTAGTGATACCAGCCTCTGCCTTGGTGCCAGAGAAGGTAAGGTCAGTCTGTAGAGCGCCGAGTTTAGCATTGTTGTAGATCTTACGAATGACTTCGCGGTTGATTTCAGCAAGGATTTCGGTGGAGAGGATGTTAGAGAGTTCAGTCTCTGCATCAAGTCCGTGAACAGCCTTGAGATCCTGTGCGAGTTCAGTGGTGTACTGAGCCTTGAGGGCACGGGTTCTTGCTTCAACAGCAACACGCTCGATGGTGAATCCCATTTCGCGGAATGCTTGATCGTTGCCTTCACCAAGACGCTCGGAGTTGGCGACAAGCATACCAGGCGACTGAGCGGCTGAGTTAGCAGCAGTACCAGAACCGAAGGGATCGGTGCTGATGGCGGCGGCTGAGGTAAAGTCACCACCAGTTGAACCTGCACGGGTGTCGGCCTCTTGGAAGAGACCCTCTTCACCGAAGGTTGCATTACCACTGGACAAGTTAGCGTACTTGGTACGCATTGCGAAGATCAAGCCAGTGGGAGCAGACATGGGCTGCACACCACAAACGTCGTATGCCATTAGGTTGGGCATAGCACGACGAACGAGGCTGATGAGAACGGGATCAAAACCAGCGTAGTTGCTGGAGTTACCTGAAACAGCACCGCCACCGAGGTTACCACCAAGAGCGTTCATGGGGGTTTCGGTTAGGTTCTGCTCACGAAGAGCCTTCTCTTCGTTTTCGAGAAGGACAGCGGTGACCTTTCTCTTATAAGGATCTTGAATTGGCTCAAGATCGCTATGTTCTAGAATGGGAGTCCACTTTTCTTCAAGTGAATCCATTGGTGTGATGTTATCGAAATCCATTTTGACTTCTCCTTTGTGAGTTTATTTGATTCAGCGGGATCTAGCGATTGCGTTTGCGTAACCTTCCATAATCGAGTTGCTCTCGGTTACGGTAGGTGTTCCTTCGTTGTTGTCGTCAGCGATTTCTTCGCCTTCAACGCCATTGAAGTATGATTCTTTGACAATGTGAAGTTTTTCAGCATACTCCTCGATGTCTGCGTGTTCGATACCTTCAGAGAGGGTCTTAAACTTTTCGACTTCAGTGTCAACAAGTCCCTCGCACATATCGTTGAACACGATCGCACGTTGGAACCCGAGTAGTTCTTCGGCGAGATCCATAGTTGTCTGGATTTCGTCGTTGAGTCTAGTGACGAGTTCCTCGTTCTCTTCAGCGAGTTCGTCAACAAGGTCAACCTTGCTCTCTGGAACTTCGATGTAATGATCGTGGAATAATTGGTGGAGTCCGTTCATAAAGGACTCACTAACTTCGGTACGAATGCCCTGCTCAACAGAGAGTTCATTCTCTTGTAACCAAGTCTGGACTGCGTAATCAAGATACTCATCAATCTTGTTGGTGAGTTCTTCGGTAACTTCAGCAACTTCCTCGGCGAGAGCAACGTTATATGCCTCTTCGAGTTCAGCGACTTCAGTCGAGACCTTCTCAGCAATAGCAGCCTCGAAGATGGTGATTGCCTTTACCTTGAAATCTTCGGTAAGATCTTCACCATCAAAGAGAACGCTTAGATCCTCAGTGACGCCACCACCAGCCTGGTTTCCACCAGCGGGGAGGACTTCAGGAACCTTCTTCTCGGGCTTGGCCGCAGAGGGCTTAGCGTCGATGGTCTTCTTGTTCTTCTTTGCGTTGTTTGGACCCTCATCGGTGTGAACCTCATCACCCTTGCCGGTGGCGTCCTTGTTGTATGTTTCTGAGTCAAGAACGGGCTTCTCTTCGTCGATCTTTTCGATCTTCTCAAGAATGGTTCTTGCTGTGTCTACGGGATTCTGGCTCATGAAAGGGACTCCTTTTTATTCGTTGCTAGCGCCATTATTTATACTTTTCCAAGTTTTGACATGAAGGAAGCGTATACTTCCATCAATTTATTTTCTCTATTTCGTTTTGTGGTATACGCATCTTCAATATCCTCTTGGAAAGACTGAATATCTCTCTCCTTGAGAAGACCGTTATCCCAGATCCATTCCTTACCTTCCATGATACCGTTGACAAAGGCATCAGGAGCAGAAGGATCTGCCACAATATCTACTGCGGAAAGCATGAAATCCTTTTGGACTTCGTTGATTCCGTTTCTTTCCTTGAGTGATCCCATACCTCTTGAGGATACGCCAAGTTTGGCACCCTCATCCATGAGGTTCTGTACGATCTTACCCATAGGAGTATCCATAATCTTTGCTTTACCTACAAGGTTATCGCTGTCTTCTCTGAGTTCCTTGATGATGTGTGATACACGATCAAGGTTTACAGTTGGACCCTGTGGGTGGTTGAGTTCACCGAACGCTCTGTTCTCGTCAACATAGGTCTTGATATAACGCTTTGCTTCTCCAAAAAGAATGTTTCTTTCGTAGATGCGGTTGTTACGATTAGGCTTGTTGGCCTGCATGAAGACACCTTCAATAAAGTAGTTCTTCTTGCCGTCCTCTGCTGCTTCGGTAATAATGCGGACATCATCAGTTGTAGTTTCGGTGATAAGTAACATGTACTATTCCTCTTCTTGTGGTTCTTCGATTTCTTCTACATCGTGGCCTGGATATTGGGTCTTAATACCATTTGCCATCTTGGCATATAGAATATCTTTAATGTTTTTCTCTGCTTCAACGTAATTTTTATCTAGTAAATTATTTATAATTTCAGACGGTTTCATCTGGATCCTCACTTTCGCTGTCATCAACTTCAATATATTCTCGCTCTTCGTCCTCAATCTCTTCGATTTCGGGTTCTTCGACCTCTGGTTCTTGCTTGGTGACTAGATTCGCCACAACGTCTGGGGTGATTGCCCCTGTGGCATCTTGAACCTTCATCTTGAAAGTATCACCAAATGTTTGCTGAAACTTTTCCATGTTGTCGTCAAGCATACTCTTTAATAGTTCTTCTGCTGGTTTCATAGTTCATCCTCTGTAGGGGGAGGTGGTTGAGTCGCCATTTCTTTGGCGATTTCTTCAATCTCTTTTTCACTTTGCTTTAAAATATTCTTCTTTACCCAGTCATCTGAGTAGAATCTTCCGAGATATGGCTCTACGCTTTGAAGCATCTCAAGACGCTCTCGCATAATCTCTGCTTCTTTGAGTTCTGTGAAGTACGAATCCTTCTGGAAATCAAAGTGGATATTCTGAACAATCTTAGTCCAGTCCTCTTCCTTCATTATACCCTTAAGAAGACATTGAGTTCTGAGTAGTTGAATGAACAGTTCTGAAAAACGTTGACGAAGACGATCGATAAACTTGAAGAAGTTCAGTTCGTCTCTGCTAATTTCAGAGGATCGTCCCATGTTGAAGCCGTTTTCAGCATCCATTCGAGAGGTGGGAACGTGAAGGGCTCGGTATACTTTCTTGAGGAAGTAATCAACGTCTTCCATCTCACCGAGGTTCTGTCCACCATCGAGGGTGCTGATCTCAGTTCCTCTACCACCTTCTCGTCTTGGTAGCCAGTAATCTTCAAGCATGTTCATATGCTTACGATCATCTTTGATCTCACCAGTGCTGGCATCATAGACCAACTTGTTCTGGTAACGATTCATGATGTCCTTGAGATACTGTTCTGCCTTCTGCTTGGGTAGGTTACCTACGTCAATATAAAAGATACGACGTTCAGGGGCACGAGAGATACGATAAACTACAGTGGCATCTTCTGTCTGTCGAAGCATGTTCAATGGACGAATTGCCTTCTGAAGATATCCAACAACTCGCTTGGTTCCTGAATCAATAATACCAGAGTGAACATAACAGATAGAATCAGGAGCAATCTTTAGTCCTGATGCTGCGGTCTGGAAAGTTGACTGCTTGTCTAGGTTTGTGTAAAGATAAAACTCTTGAACGTTCTTAACAACGGCAACTTGAGTTCCATTAACACTCTCTTGTTTCTTTTGAACATTACGAACCTTCTTGATCTTAACTGGATCAATGGCACGAAGTTCTAGAATACCTTTACCTTTATTAGACTCATCTAAAAGGATATGATAGTAAACTTTACTATCAATGTACCACCTTCTAAAAATTTCATAAGCCTTCTGATTAAACTTGAGTAGTCTTAGTATTCCCTCAAACTCATCTTTCATCTTATTCTTAATAGAAACTGGCATATCAACTTTTTCTAAATTGATAGAGACTATTGTTCGGTCTTCGCTATGAACAATAGCCTCTGTTGTAATATCATCGATCGCAAGATCGACTTCGGGATATAGTGCCATACTTCTGTAACGGGCGATCAGATCATTTTCTGATTTGAAACCACCCTGAAAGTCAACGTACTGACCAAAAACTCCACCACCATCTACGGTGAATGTTCCATCATATTCGTCTGGACCAACAAATGACGCTGCTTTTGAGTCAGCGCCATTGGTTGATTTTGCTGTTGGTTTTCCATTGCGTCCAATAGTAAACCCAAATAAATCAATTGCCATCTAGATTCTCCGTTCCATAATAAAAAAAATCAATTATCAAGCAAATTTCCAGTGATCGAAACCGATTGTAACACTAAACTCAGCAACTGCATCGGTGCTGTCATATGAGAAGTCAATGGTTCCAACCTCAGATGGCCAACAATCAACAAGTTGGATTGTTTTACCAGCGTTTTCATCCTCAGCAATAGGTCCATTGCCGCCCGACGCAGCCGCAGCAACACTGAGAGGTGCAACAGTCCACTCGCCGTAATTTAAACCTCTTGACGTATCTCCAAGTCCCATAAAACCCTCAGACCATGCGATGAACTTTTCGTGAATTGTATTCGCATCATCACAAAGAACGCTAATAGTCCAGTCAGTGAAAGTTCTATCTCCTGCTCTTTTTACTTCTCTTCCCTTGAAAGGGATAGTAACAACACCAAGTGATGCAGAAGGCATCGCCGCGGCCTTGATCAAAAGAGCCTCATCGTCACTGAGTGTGACTGTACCAAACTGTCCTGTTACTTTATATAAGTTAGGTCTGATACCCTGACCAAACTTTGTTGTGAATTTCCCTAATGACATTTAAACGCTCCTTTGTTCTAGTATGTATCAGGCTTCTGTGAAGAATGATCCAGAGTTGTTTGCGACGAAGTTGAGTTTGACGAACTGAACTGACTTGGTTGGCTGTAGGAAGATGTCACATACGAACTCTCCTCTATCTACGACCGAGCCTGGGTTGTTTGATTCGTCGCAAACAATCCTATAATTCTCAAGACCTCTTCTGTTCTGAACATCGCGGAGAACTGGATCGATCTGGTTCACAAAACTACGTCTAGTGAACGCATCGTTCTGCTCGAAAAGAATGAAGTTTGCTGATGTAGCAAAAGACTTCTCTAGGATGTTGAAGAGTCTTCGCACCTGAATTCTATCAAAGGCACTTGGTTTGGTCTGAAGTGTCTTGTCTCCCCAGAGAACTGTACCAGAGCCAGGGAAGGCTACGACGTTGTTGATTCCAGCAGAGTAGATGAGATCTCTTGCTGCCTTGGATGGGTTGAATGCTAGTTTGTTGACATTTAGAATGTTTCCTCTAGCATAACCACCAGGCGAGAACCAAGCACCGAAGTCGGTTTCTGTTCTGGCAAGAAGTCCAGCGATGTCACCGTTTAGCGGAAGCCATCTGGTGATACCGTTGTAACTATCGTTCTGCTGCTTCCAGTTACCATCCATTGCAGCGTATGAAGTATCTCTGTTAAGTTCACTGTTTCTGTATGTTCTGACGGTAGACTCAGTAACCTCTGTTAGAGTTGCTTTGTTGGCGAGTGATGCAGAGTCTGCGAAACCATCACCAACTGGCTTCGAGATGACTGCGAGGCAATCCTTACGAGTAGCAGCGATATCAATGACCTTTTGGTTGAGAGCATTGTCTGCGTCTCCTGCGATCAGGATACTCACATCAGCAACATCAGGATCGGCGAAGTAAGTGTCCCATGCGTTTTGCTTGTTGGAAGAAGTGACCGCAGTACCATATGCACCACCCTGAAGTGTGTAGGTGTATGGACCATTGATACCCTTGCGTGCGTCTGTGGTTGCTTCGTGTGCGTCAAGAGGAACTCTATCGAAGCGAGTCTTGGTGCTTACGAGGTTTCCGTTTGCATCCAAGTCAGCAGATCCAACTGTAACATCAACACCTAAAGTAATTCCAATGGCTCCGATGGCTCCACCGCTATAGTCAGCAGAGGCTCCAGTGAGTCCAGAGAATCCAAAGATACTCTCGAACTCACCGACTCCATCGTCGATCTTGATAAAGTTTGAGTTTGCGAGTTGATATTTGTAATATAGTGCAGTTCCGTTGTCGTCAACTGCGTTGATAATCTGACTCATTCCTTCAAAGATTTCTAACACAGAACCACTGGGACCATAAGTTCCCTTTCGATCGACGACTGCGAGTGAAAGTTCATCAGCAGTAGCACCGAAACGAGCAGCGTATGAAGAAGTTGCTGGTCTAAACGAGAAAGCATCAGTGAGTGTTCCTGATGGATATGTCATACCAGCAGTTACGACTTGAATTTCAAGAGCGCCGTTGACCTGTGCGCCTTCGTCCTTGGATCTAAAGGTGAAGAAAGTTTCACCAGATGTTGGGAAATCCGCAGACAAACCAGCAGAACCAGAAGTTGCTCCGCTACCTGCGACGTTTACGATTGTTAGATTGTTTCCGTACTGTAGGAAGTTATAGCAGGTCCACCAATCGGAGCCATAACGCTCGACGCTTGGAGTACCAAATGTTTCCTGTAGTTCCTTGACACTACTGATTAGGGTTCGTTCATTGACCGGTCCCTTGTCGAAACGACCGACAAAGGCAGCGGGTGTAGTAGCGACAAGTGATACGATACCAGAGAAGTCTGTCTCGGTAACGCTTACACTGGGACTTAAAGTAAATGCCATTTTCTATTCTCCTTAGATACGCTGCGTATTCCCTTTATTTATACTTTTGGGTATTTAGAAGAACCCCCCTTTGGTATCTTCTTTATCAGAATACCACCTATCTTTTCCATCCCATACACCATTTTCTTCACTTCCATTATCAATAAATCCAAATGGAGACATATCATCTTCTAATTGATCAATCTCGTCTTGATATATATCTGTTCTAACATCAACATCTGTGAGGTTCTTGAAATACTCTTGTCGTGTGAGCCACCCAAACAATACCAAACACATTACCAAGTCGTCGTGGTGACCGTCGTCTGCCTCGTATGACTGCTTTTTTGCCACGAACGTGGTGAGTTCTCCCACGATTTCTTGGTCTTCTACCAGTAGTTTGTCCTCTTCAATAAGACTCTTCAATACAGAACATCCTAGTTTCTTCACCACTTGTGATGTCCGAACACCAAACTGGACTGTTCCCTTACCGAAACCGCCACTAATGGTCTGTCCTTTTCTGCCTTGATGAGAACACATCAACACGTTTTCATACTCAAGATCTGAGTACAAAACGTCTGCTACCTGACCACCGATATCGTTAATCTCAACCAGGCAGAATGCGTTGTTATACTGCTCTGCTAGTCTCTTAACAACGGTTGGGTAAACCATAGGTGAAATAAGGTTGTTTCTAAAGCGTGCTACAACTTTATATGGGGGATTTGTTATGTCAATCACACAGAACGCACTGTAGTCCTTTCCTTGACCTCTGGAGGTATCCACAGTGACCACATAGGTATGTCCCTCAACAGGATCATCATAAACACAAAGTCCATCTGCGTTCTTAATCTTAGGCTTCACCCAAGCAAGGGAGTGAATCTTATGTGAGGATATCAACGTATTACTAGAGCCGATGAAGTCACATTCAAACTCTGACTGGAACTGCTGCTCGCTAGTATTGGCAATCGTTTCGTTCATCCATACCTCATCACGAAGAGGACCGCCTGGATACTTCGGAACCTGAGACCAATGAACCTCGATCGGAATATATTCATTCTTACCAGACTCACCCACTTCTTTAATGGCGTGCTTCCAATAATGGTAGAACATGTTCAATCCGTTTGGAGTTGATACCATAAGCACCTTTGTATTCTGTCCAGATGTCACGGTAGGATATACAGAACTGAAGAACTCTTCGGCAATATTGTTTGGAACGTGAGCAAATTCGTCAAGGAAGATCATGTTAAACGAACCACCACGAATGGCAGATGATGATGTTGCAGAAGCAAGAACCTTAGATCCATTCTCTAGAATGATAGATCCCTTGTTCCATTCCACAATTCCTTGTTGTAGCCATAGGGGTAGATACTCGTATGCTAGTTTCAGACGAGATAGAATCTCACGGGAGGTAGCCTGCTTGTTAGCGAGAATACCAACAGTCATTGACTGGTTGAATAAAATGTAGTGGAGAATGTAGGACACGATCGTGGTTGACTTACCACTCTGTCGCGGTAGTTTGGCAATCACAAAACGATTGTTGTGAACCTTATTGATAATATCTTCTTGATAATCGTAGAGTTCAAATGGAATCAAACCCTCATCTAGAGAGACAACCTTAACATACTCTTTGATAAAGTAGTTTGGATCTTGGGCACACTTCATGTACTCTTTGACTTGCTCTTTTGTAAAGTTCTGTTCACGCCCCGACTCTTTTAGGTTGGGGTTTCCCAGATAACCACTTTTCTTATCCGTCATCCTTTGGTTCATCCACTATTTCATTAACAACTTTCTTGGTGCTTCTATCGGCATTGATCAGGTTCTGTAACTCTGATGTAGACCCAATGAAGATTGAGTTGTTAGTTGTTTCATTATTTTCAATCTTAGTGACCTCGACATCTTTGACCTTCTTATGAATGTCAATGAGATCTTTGTTCACATCGGCAACAGTCTTAATGAGTTGAGCAACGACTTCATACGCTCGGGGATGCTCACCCTCTTCTGCTACGTTCATAATCCCCTGAATGGCGTCCTTACCGTTGTCGATAAGGTCCATCAGGTTTTTTCGTGTAGCAAGATAGTCCTTCTTGAGATCAGGATCTTGAATATCCTTATGATCGACTTTGATCTCGGTTGGTTTCTTCTTTACTATCTCTTTCTTTTCTTTTTCTTCAAAATCCACGCCTAACGCCTTTGCTAGATTTTTATTGGGATCCATAATAATTCCTATCCATATGTGGGACCAATGTAGTTCCCGTAATTATCTATCGCTCCAGTTACGCCGTAATTTCCTAATTCATATAGGTATTCGTATGTATCGTAGGTAGATCCTGAAGTGTATCCTGATATACCACCACAAACACCAGTCTCAAAGAACTGCAACGCACCAGACTTGCCTTGTAGGTAATCCCACGAACGAATGTTTGCATCGCTGATGATCTTGCTTGTCTTCTCTGGTCCGTAGATATATGTCTTTGCAGTGAAGTCAAATGTGAGTAGAATATTTCTACGAGTATCGAAGTCTCCGTCGTAGTCTTCGGCAAGAGTAGTATCATTCAGAATAATTGGAATGTCTACTTTCTTAAACAGATCAGTAAAGTTCATAGTGATTGTGAAATCAGGAGAGAACATGGGCAGAATTTGTTCCATGATCTGAAAACCATCATCCATATTTCTGACCATCGCATACAAAGAAAATGTTATGTTGTATGGCACTTCTGAATATGCAAACGTAGTCGAACCATCTGCATCCGAAGCGGTGCATGTTTTGTTTAGTCTGTTCTTTGCTCTGCCTGAATCGTATGATATCGCAGTAATCTCAAAGGACATTCTTGGTAATGTAATCTGTACAGTAGTTTGTTCTTCATTTATGCTACTGGGTTGATCTAGTCTCATCAAAAACTTTTCTGATGGACCATAGGCAAGAGGAACTCTAATACGATCGATTTGTGTTCCCTCATTGTTTACACGACGGATGACAATGTTATCGAATAGACTACCAAATCCAATAACTAGTTTTCGTACTGCTGCATTATAGTAGGTGCTAAACATCAGTAGTTACCCTCCGAGAATGGATCAGTTTCTGAGAAGTCTAGGATTGTTTGTTTCTCTATACCAAAGGTGTTAGCATCTCCGTCTGGTATATTACTGACAACATTTTCTGGTACAACTAGATTAGTGAGTGTGCTTCCTGTTAGATAATATTCTGTACCTGACTTCTCGCCTTTAATACTCTGCGTAGCACCTACAACGAATGCTGTTGCATTTATACTTGAAACTACTAGTGTGTTGGTGGCTAGAGTCCAGTCGATGACAGTTCCTATCGATGTGGCTTGTCCTAGTGTTGCACCTGTGATACCATCAGCCTGGAATACTGTTTCTCCTAAGTAGAATCCTGGCCCAGAGTTTATCGCTGTACTAACTGTAAACTCTCTGGCATATTCTTTGGTCTGATTCATCTCATCTGGTCCACATACACCAGTCTGGAACTTCTCTAGTGAATAGGTGAATAGTTCTGCCTGGATCAAGTAAGTTTGGTTTTTACCTAACTGATAGAATGGATTCTCATGTTCAACAAAGTTGATCTCAAACAGATAATTTCCAAGAGGGAAGTAGATTAGGTCACCCTCTCTTGGTCTTGGAATTGGTTCTAAGTTTCCAACCTCATCCATAAACCGTCTTCGTGCCACAACGAGTTCAACTTTATCCTTAACTTCAAGACCATATTTGGCGAGAATATCTCCTTCTCCTTGGAATCCATCTACACTCTGTAAATACATTTCAATTTCGTAGGTTTTCTCAAACTGACTAAGAACATCTTCACCGAACAGAAGATCCTTCTTGACATACTCTCGGGGAAGATATAAGACATCCATACCCATCGTTTTGATTGCTTCGATGGTTAGGTCTTCCATTAGATTTTGTTCAGTGGAAGTGCTTTTAAAGTTGAAGTATGGATTTGTTGCCATTTATTACCCTGTCATGAAGTCGATAGGAAGTTCGTATTGTAATCTGATCTCTTCTTCAAGACGTTCTACTTCTTGCTCTGCTTGCTGATATATTTCACTACCCTTCAAACTTACACCGCCAGGTAACTGAATACCATCATACTTGAGCATGTTCATACCCCACTGCTTCTTCAACAAGGCAGTAAAGTATTTCTTCACCATTCGATCATTGAAAATCTCAGTGAAGGTGTTTGGGTTCAGAGCGGCGTATGCTTCAACGACAATATAATCTCCAACGATTGCATCCGTAGACCAGTCCATATCGATATGAAGTCTATTTGTCACTTTACTAAATCTCAAAGCCTTATCTGGATTGAAGAAGTCATTGATTAGACTTTGATATCGTCTGAAGATATCATAGGAGGCAAGAGGTTCGGATCCTCCACCGAAAGCATTTCCTGTATTAATACCAAACACATCATTCAATGCCCACTGATATCGAACATCAAACATATTCGAGGTGGAAGATTGCATACGGAAAATTCTAACAACAGATACAATATCAGATCCATCGGGTCCATTTCCAGTAGGTCCATCGATGGGTGGTAGTGTGTTTGTTGGGATGTATTTGTTATCGATATCTGTTTGTGTTATCTGGTGCTTGAAGTAACATCTCTCAACGCCGTCGAAATGTCTTTCTGTAAAGAAGTCCAACGCTTCATCTAGTCTGTCTTCTGCCTGTTGGTAATCTACGTTGATTTCAACAACAGGCGCACCAAGTTTACGCATAGCATAATCAATTAACTGACTTCTGGATGCAGGTG